TAATCATTTTTTATGGTTTTTAATTATACAAATTTAGATTTATTTTATTTTTTTTGTTCTCAAAGTTTTTAACAATTATGCAAAAAGGGCACTAGACCAAACGCCATCTTTTATACAGACAAACATATATGTTGCTTCTGGTGCAAGGTTAACATTGCCGTCTATCGAAACAGTAGAGAATTTTTCTCCGCTTGCCGGATAAACCGAAATTTGATTTGTGGATGAATTTCTAACATACATAACTCGCCCTTGTAGTGCCTCTAGTAATTTTACAGAATCTCCGGCATTTACAGATGTCGTTATATTATTAGTAAGGCCAGTTAGCTGAGTAGCATTTCCCTGATTTCCATTGAGGGTTGCCTCAATATCATCTACTGATTCTATCAGAGAATTTGGGTTACCGCTATTATTAGAATATTCAAATTTTACAACTTTCGGTACACCGTCAATCATTTTAACCCCAAGATAATAATCCCCAGTTGTTTGGTCGTTTCTTGATGTTAAATCAGGTGCATTAATTACTTCATTCATTGTTTATAAGTATTATTGGAACTCCTGTTTCTGTTCCTAGTAAATATTCATTTTCTGTTGCTAAATAACTAAAATCAAAATCGCTTCCGCAACACGCCCCCCTCTTTAGAATCTTAAAAGTACACGATAATTCTACACCGGCTAAGTTATCAGCGAATAATTGCTGAGTACCACTGCCCGTTGGTGAGTTTACATATACCGCAAATTTAGTATAAATGTTTTCCTTATCCGTTACCTCAAACTCGGCAAATATCTCTGTATGATAGTAAAGAGCCTCGATAAATTGCTCCTTTAGCCTGCGCATTGGATTAACGTAGTTAGTATGCCGTTCTGCCGTTGGTTTGTCGTATTCCGCTTGGCCTAAAAAGAATAAACGAACTGAACTTTCGCGCTCGTATGCGCTCTCTGTATCTCTAAAAAACTCCTCATCAAAGCTCTCTAGTAGCCATATCATTGGAGTCTTTTTGAATGAATCCTCCTGCTGTGCCGTCTCTGCATTTGTTTCACGCGGTGAGCCATGAAAAAAGTAAACTGGGTTCATATTAAACCAAAAAGAGCCACTTAATGCAGTATTGCCTTTTACTGTAATTGTTTTTAAATCCTCATCGAACGAAATAATCTCGTAAGGATTTCCTAAAATATTAAGCGAATACCCTTCCATCGCATGATAAATATCATCGCAATAGAGGACGTAATTACCAGAAACAGTTACCGTTTTCCATACGTTTACAGGAAAAAACATACCCTGAACTACGGTTTCGATAATATTTATAAGGCTCTTACTGTATTTCATTTTTAGTAAACAGAGGAAGTTTTAAATTCAGGGAAATATTCTGGCTGTACATAGTCTGGATAGTCGGTTTTGTTTTTCGTTCCTACAAACCATTGTATAGCGTCCCAAGACGGTAGCATTTCGTTGTATTGGAGTTCAGCATAGCGAATAGAGTTAGTACTGCTTGCCGTAGTCGCAGCGTCCACGCCAGGCATATTAAGCCCAGCTTGTCCACTTGACATTAATGTAGTTAGTCGTGTGTATTCGTAGTAAACTGCCCGTAAAAGTAATTCTTTCATGCCACAACTCTTTGCTAATGGGGTAACGGTAACCGTTTGCCCAGCAAAATAATAAGGGAAATAATCCCAATCACAATAATTCTGACGATACGTGGCATCCTGATATGTAAACGAGTTGTAAATGGCAAGATAAATAGGGTCAGTAGGTACTCCATTTGTACCTGCTTGACAGTCTGCCCAGAATAAATCACCTAAAGCAACCCCAAGAACCTTATATACATATTCCTTTTCATAGCGTTCAATCGTAGCATCAATAACTTTATTTAGCTCGGTTGATTTGGCTAACTTGAAAAGCCCCGTAAAATCGTCTTTACTTATTATCATTATGCTAGTATAAAAAATAAGCCAAACTTTCGCTTGGCTTATCTCTATTGATTTTTAAATATAACCCTATTTTGCAACCAATTTTGCAGTCATTGTAGCCGACATTGTCCCGCTGCCAGTATAACTTACGCGGTAATATTCGAAAGGACTTCCACTAATTACAAATAAACAAGTGTTTGTAGTTTGGTTAGATGTCGCAAAAGTTGAAGATGCTGAACTCGATAAACCAAGATACTTAGTAACGTATGAAGTTGGTACTGTCTCGTAATTAGTTCCGTCATTACTTCCCTGCAATGTTACAGTACCAGCTACTGTTCCGCTTACTTTTGTAATTACAGGTTGAATTGTAATTGTTTTATGAGTAGCCCTAACTTGATAACCATGATAGCGAGTTGCTGTATTTGTTATCGTCGTAGTTGTTACCGTACCAGTGTACGTCATTGCTACTGCGCCCGCAGCAGAACCAGTTGGCGGCACTAAAGGCTGAGTTAAAACATAACCTTGAACAGAAGCCGACATCGTACCAGTTCCAACAGTAGTAACGCGGAAATAAGAATAAGGAGAATTGTCAACCACCCATGCTTTTGTATTAGTTGTTTGATTAGCCAAAGTTAAACTGTCTGCCCCAACGTTTACGTAGTTTGTTCCATCAACTGATGCAGATAAATAAGCATACCCGGCAACCGTACCGCTTAATTTTGTCGCAACATACTGAACTGAAACTGTTTGATATGCTTTTGCAACCGCAAGCGTAATTGATTTAGGAGTTGAGTTTGTGGCCGTATCGCCAGCCGTCATTGTAGTAACCGCGTTTGCCTGTGGCTTAGCCGTTAGCGCACCAAGTAAAAGTGCTGATATTAAAAATAATTTTTTCATTTTCTTTTTATGCTTTTTTTGCCCAACCTTTTTTCTCGAAATGCTCTGCTAAATTAGGATGGCAAGAGAATTTTGTACCCTCTTTCCACTTATTTGATTTAAGTGTTGCACCTTCTTTTGTCGCAATCATTTCAACCTTATCGTTTGTAAGTGAAATATCGGCTGGTTTTGGTTTAGCGGGAGTTTCGTTTTTTACTTCCCCGTTTACCTGTTCATTATTTCTTTTCGCCATTGTAAATAAATTAAGGGGGGCTTTTATACCCCCCTAATTAATATTAAACCTCTGTGATAGCTGTTTTCACATTATCTAAAGTATCATAGATAAATGCGCCGGTGTGATTCTCACTGAAGAATTGGTGGATGCGCATTTCTGCAATAACAGTTACTAAGTTCTTAGTAAAGTCATCGTTCTCCCAACCAAATGCCATAGAGAAATCTTTGTAAATTAATACTTTGTAGTAATCTAAAAGAGCTACTTGAACATATCCTACTGGAATGTTGTTGTCTTCTACTATTGTAGCACCTGTCTCTGCTGGCATGAATATTTGACCTTGGCTAACCGCTTTAGTCAATACCATATTAGCATAATCAACTGGGTTTAAGAACGCTGTTACAACACCTTCTAAGTTTCCAGAGCGTAACTGCGCAACGCAAGCGCGGATAGCATCCCAGTTATTAGGGTTGGTAGTTTTAACAGTAGTTAAAGTATATGCGCTTGAAATGGTTTGAATACCTGCTGGAACTGTTGAAGAAGCTGTACCAGTCATTAGGGTTGTGTTTAACTTAGCTTTTAATTGGTAAGTTAATTCTTGCTCAACCCAAGAAGCAAAACCATCGATATCTTGAAGTAACTCAGTAGCTACTTTCTCTGATACTGCGATTTTCTTCGCGTTCGAAATTTCTGTTGCAATCTCGAAAGATACGCCCGGTTTTGCAACCCCCGGCCCGATAAATCCTGCTGCTCCAAGTGGATTCTTTTTATTAACCCAAACGTATGCTGCTGAACTTGTTACGCCTTTTTTAATATAATCCCAGAAAGTAGGTTTAACACGTACAATCTCAGTTGCACCAGCCTGAAACTCAGGAACCGGAAGGTATGCAGAACTGTTGTAAGTGTTGGATGGAGTCATTGGGCTATTTGTTTTAGCCGTAAACTCAAGACCAAGACTTGCTAAATCAGCCTTGTTACCTGCTTTGATTGATTCTAAAATGCTCTTGTTTTTTTCTTGCCATTTAGCAATTTGGGAGCGAACATCTTGTTTTGCCTCTGGTTTTCCAACTTCTTCGAGTTTCTTAACGATTAAACCGATAGAAGCGACATCTGCCTTTAACGATTCTAAATCTTGTTTTGAACTTGCGGATTCTATGCGGTCAGTAAATGCCTTTATAGAAGCATCCAAAGTTTCTTTATCTTCTTTTGAAGCTACGTTTTTCAGTAGCCCTTTTACTTGTTCAAGAATTTCATTTTTGAATGATTCTTGTTCTGGAGTTAATTGTGCCATTATTTTGGTTTTTTATTTTTTGAGTTTTTAATATTTTTCTTTCCTACTGCTTTACGTCTAATGCCTAACGGATTATAGTTTTAGCGGGTTGGACTTTAAATCGGTTACTAAATTAGTATAAAAGTCTGTTTCTGCCTTTTTTTCATCCTTTTGAGTTTTTAACAACTCTGACATTTTTTTATTGTCTAAAGTTGGAGTTAATGAATTTGCACCTGTAAGAACGGCAGATATTTCCATTAGCTTTCCTTCTTTAACTGCCCAAAACATTCCTTCATCTTCGCATATTTTTTTGTTAGCAACTAAATTTATGTATTTATTCCAAACCGCATATTCATCTTTATATTCGGGGTCATTAACAGCTAATTGTAGGTTAACGTACTGCATTCCTACGGAATGTTGGTCAATCTCCTTATCTAAGTATTGCTGATAAATAAGAGAATTATACGATTTCATTATATTTGAATCCATCATTAGGCACATGGTATTACCAGCGCGTTGTATTCCTAAGTCTGTCCATGCAACTGATTTCTCATAAATAGATACTGGCTTTCCTACTTTAGCCCCTATCTGATTAATATGGTCGTGTAGATGCCATATTTTATCTTGACGGTCTTTTAACGAGGTAGCAAAACAATTATCGAGTAAAACATCCATCTGTGAATCACACCAATTGTAAGTATTTCCTACGATAGTGCGCTTGATAATCCCGTTTGCTAAATCATCTTCGTTCGAAGTACTAAAAGCCTTAGTTACAGCGTTCGTTCCGTCTTCTAATACCATGATGGGGTCTGTATGTTTAACAGCAGACTTTTTAATTGAAATTATTTCAGCCTTATTCTTAACGAAGAAGTCTAATTTCTCTTTAATCGTAGCGAATTTCATTTTATTTCTTTATTAATTTACCAGATTGAACCTTATTTTTTTTATCCTCTTGGAGTTTTTTAACTTGTTCAGGGGTAAGTTTTTTAATCTTTTGCTGGCTCATTTTGTGTAATATTAGTATTTTCTTTTGGCTCTCGATATTCCATAAAACTATCGTCTGGAATTGCTAATTTATCATCAACAATAACATCCGTCATTGTTTTTAAATTTGCCTGTGCTTGCGCTGGAGTTAATATACCGTTAATTACTAACTGACAGAGAGTTTGAGCCGTTTTATTAAGGACATTTGCCTTTCTCTCCTTGTCCTCCTGCATTACCGGCAAATGGTCATAGCACATAATTAATTTCAAGCCCTCCGAGGTAAGCCCAAAGCGTTCGTTATATGTGCCCATTAAATCGTCGGCCTCTGACTGGATAGCATTTTGGATAGTTGAAATTAACCCTTGTTTTTTATTTTCGAAGGTTGCTCCAGATGTTGTTGGGAAAACATCCCTGTCCATCGAATATGCTGCACAAATTATTTGAAAGTCCTGCTCGATTTCTTTATCAAGCATCATATCGGTCATTACCGAACCAATAGGAGTATATTTAAGCGCAGCATTTGTAATCATTAGCTGTCTCTGCCCATCCTTATTTCCATAATCAGATGTATGTTGCATTTCTAATTGCTCACGCTCTTGCTTAGTTAAAGGAATTGCCCCTGCTTGGTCACGAGCCTCTGACGATATAATCCCATAAGCCCCGTGATTTCCGATAAGTACATTTGCAGTCCTTAACGCTGCCTCAATATTAGATAATGGCTTGGTAAGAGGAATTATTTTACTCTCACTCATTACATAAGTAGTACCAAGATTATCGTTTTTGAAGATAATCTCGTTAGGATTAAAAGAAACGTAATCGCCTCCGTAATAAATTTTATACTCTTTTATTATGTCATTTATAGAAGTTGCCCTATATATTTGGCCAGTAGTTATAACCTGCATTAATGCTGGGGGTAAGTTCCAGAGCTGTTGGGGTACGGTATTCTTACCGTTTTCGGAGGGAAGTCCTTTATTTTGTAACTGCGCTACGTTAGCATAAATATCCTTAAATGTAAGATACATTGTAAGAAATTCATGTTGTGATTGTAGCGGGTTTGGTCTAGCGAGTAGTTTTAATACCGGGTGTTCTGTAACTTCCGAGCCGTCTTTTATTTTAACCAGCTTTATTTTACCCTGAGAAAAAATCTCCGCTCTTTTGTTAATAACATTATTCAAATGCGGGATTCTGCTATATACTTGCCATAAATCTGCCGTCGAAATATACTCTGTTCTTGGCTGACCCATCGTGTACCAGCTAGGTACAAACCACCCTCCGCGTTCGGGTAAGATTTTCCTGACTGCTGAGTTCAAAAACCTTCCTAAAGCGTTATCGAGTAGCGTGAAATTCATCTGACTAATTTTATCAAAAGTAATTAATTAACAGTTTAGTGGATTAGAATTTTTTTAACATCCTTCTTATTTTTACACTTCCCTCTCCATGACATTTAGGTTCTTTTTTGTATGAATTGCCACCTTTGTAGTATTTTATAACGGTAAATTTTCCATCCGTTATTATTTCTCTTTGTAATCCGCAAAAGACACAAACCTCATTAATAAAATAGTGTTTATCTATTTTTTGCTTCATATTAAAAACGCTGTCTTTCCATTAAAGTTTTTACACTATGCTGTCAGTCTTTCGTAATCTTATTAGCAATATATTACCGCTAACGCTAATTTGCCCTATTTACAAAACCATACAAAATCACGGGGTTGGTTTCTTTATGGGAGAATACGCGCGTAGTTCCAAGACCTCGGCAACTTATATGATGTTAGCCCCCTCTAAGAATCCGTTTAATTTCATTTAACTCGTCATTAATTTGCCCTTGTCTATATGTATTTATAACTAAGTATGCTATTATACATAAAAGCAAAATACCACCTATGAAAGCCCTTTTATGCTCCGGGTTTCTAAATAGTTTTATTCTCCGAAAAATTGCCATTGTCCTTCCTCCTTTCCTTGCTCACATTCTTTTTTCCAAATGCTCCCATGCCCATCTAGTTGAACATTTAGGTTCACAACTCCATTATGCGATGCAATAATCATTGCTGGTAGGTATTCTCTTACCTCACACATTCCGGGGCGCTTTGAGAATGTATCTCGCTCCTCTTCTGTGGTTCTGTACTGCACTATTGTGCCTATGGTTTTCATCATATATTTTGGTTTTAGTAGTTTAAAATTGTGTTATTATTTCCTCTATGCAATGTATCTGATAATTGTAATGTATTATTTATATAAATGTTTAATATTGCGTTCGTGCAAATAGAATAAAACACATAGTTATGTTTAGGCGAGCTTTTGCGAATCTTACTTTTAAACTCTGTTCTGTAATTCTTTGCCCATCCATTAATATTAGTAGCGAGTGTTTTACTATCCTGTGGAATTGGGAAACTGTAATAAGTGCTGTCTTGTAAATTTAATATCTCTATTTTGATACTATCTACTTGCGATGATTGTTGATTTATTCCAGCTTGCCCAGTACTTTGTTGTGACTGCTTTTTACAGCTAAGAAAAACAAATAAAAACATTAATAATGGTAGTATTTTTTTCATGGCTTTACAAATTTAGTTATTTTTTTAATTACATTTCTAGTTGCTGCCTCTCCCCTTGCTATCCAATTTCCCCAGTGCTCTTTGCAAATATAAGCATTGCACTCATTGCACCACGTTACAGGCTTGGCAGTTAGGTCGTTATTGTTTAACCTACATACATCGCAGGTTGCAATTACATTAGTATTTTGTTTGCTTCCGCAGGATTTACAACTCATAGTTATTCGAATAAAGTTGAACCAAGCCAAGATTGAATAAAATAGGCAAGACCAGAAAGACTATCTGGGGAATCGTCATGTTTAGATTTGCCGTCTCTCATATATGAGGTTAACTCTCTCATAAATCTATCGTAATCCGACCCCGGCACATACTCCGATTTATCAAGGAAATGGCAATACTTTAGTATAAATCCATACATATTTAGTATTCTTGAGTGCTTAGATGTTGAGTTATGGATTGTTAAAACCTTTTCTGATTCTACGAGTTTACGCACCGAGTTTGCAAATATATTGCCCATGCCGTTACCCTCCATTCTAACATAGTCCGGGTTAATTCGTTTAATCATTTCGGCTAAAAGTTCAACTGTAACGTCTGTCGATTGTTTTGTAAAAAGAACCTCATCAATAAATATTTTGCCTTTGAATATCTTAGCAAATGGAACTGAAAGAGAGTCATCGCCTTGGTCAGCAATATCGGCATAACCAAGAATTGACTCTGGTTTTTGCCCCGCAATATCTTCTTTTTTAAATGTTTTTAGGTCTGATGCCCTGAATAATAGTCCTTCAATTTCCGCTGGTTCTTGCATATACTCACCTGACCATATTTCTTGAGCTACTGAGTTCTTTATTTTAATGTATTCCTCTGTTGTTTTAACATCTTCACAGAACGATTTACCATCTTCTGTTAATGCGGATATAACTATTGATACATCATATTTACCTTCCTCTATTCCCTTACCTATAACGTCCCTTTTTGTCCACCGAGTTCCTATATCAATTATTGGGCAGTTCCTTTCCAGACGGCTATCGTGTGCAGATTCTTTCCACCTATGAACGGCCTCGTTAGTCGTTTCAGAAAGCGCATCATCAAGGGATTTATAAAGGTCATCTGTAATTGCAATACCACTTGCCCCAAAGCCTATAATTGTTCCGCCAACGCCCCCGCCAAAATACCCTCCCTGCCGTGACCGTTTTAAGTTCCACCCATCCACACTTGCCCTATCGTCGCTTATCTTAACGTCTGGAAATACCTCCATAAACTTCTCACTAATAACTATCGCGCGGGTATCGTAGCTGAATTTACGGTATAATGTAGCTGTACAGGTATTCCGCATAATAGATTCCTCTGGGTTGTTTCCTAAATACCACGCTGCCCCTAACGAAGTAATATAGCTCTTACCAGCACGTGGAGGCATGGATATAGATAGAGACATTATTTTACGCTCGCATACACCTTGAAATGCCTCTGCAACCTTTTCAAGAAATGGACGTTTCGAAAAAAAAGCGTAATCGTAGTAAAGGCAAAAAGCCCACAGTGACTTCCGGGCAAACCTTCTTTCCTTCTCTAAAAGTAAGGCTAAAAGCTCCTCGTTTTCTTCCCTACTCAGATTGTTTGCTAATGATGGCATTTATCTTCTGATTCAATTCATCGTCGGTTAGTTGTGCCGTTGTGTTTACCTGAGTAATATGCCCCCCAATCTCGGTAGGAATTAGCTTTGTAGCTAAACTATAAAACACGGTCAGATTCTTTTTAGCCCATGCGGTTAAATTATGCCTGTCAGATTGCTGTAACTCTATGAAAGTGTTTAGGTAGCCTTCTTTTACAGATCTCGTAACTCTGTTCTTCGAGTTCTTTTTCCTTCCTCCTGTTTTTTGCCCTAGTGCCATTTATCTAATATAGATAAGTATTTGGTTACAAATATAGTAATTATTTTTTAATTTCAAATGCTTTATTGACTATTCGGGTCTTCATGGCGTTTGTTTCCCCGTAGCTGTCTACCAGTAATCCGTATTCATTGCAGAGCCTTTGTAGCCTTGTGTAGAACTCTGTTAGGTCGTTATCTGTTAAGGGTTGCTTTACTTCCTTTTCGTCTTTGTCGTTTAGGGTTGTCTCCTGTTCTAAAATGAATAGAACGGAATAGGGTTCGTGGTTTTCTACATTTACCTTCATGGTTTATACTGTTTAAGTTTATGTTTTAGTGTCGTTTATCCCTCTTTCGTTTCTTGTTTGACTTTTAATTACTTACACCTCTTTTTTGAGGCAGTGTCGTAAATCCCTTAGTTACTGGCAATGGCATTTCTCCGATTCAAGTTCAGTGCTAAATTGAACGAGAAAAAAAAAGAAAAATAATTTTGCCAACGCTCCCTTTAGTTTTTTCAAAACTATAAAATTTTTGATAACCATTGTTTGTATATTTCAGTTGCTATTCTTGCAGTCATTAAAGGTGGAACACTCATTCCAATTAAGTAACCCCAATTATTTGCTTTAAAATCGTAATCCAAAGGATATGAACCAATTTTACAAAATTCATTTTTACTCAATCTTATAGGCTTTGAAAACAATAAACTTCCGTGCCTACCTTTTGCGGTTAATGTTTGGCAAACTTTATCTTCATAAACATAAAATGTATTCATATCACTTATTTTCATTCCTGGAACTCGTGCTTTGCTTTCAGCTATATTTGCATCACCTTCTTTTCTTGCATCCCAAGCAGTTTTAGCATAATTGCTTATTGGTTCGCCTTCGTAGTCTGCAACCTCTTTAAATGGTATTGGTTGCCCCTTAAATTCAAGTTTTAATTTTGGGCTTATGGTAAACATATCAACTTGTTCTAAAAATGGTTCTGCTAAATCTTTTCGTAATGCAATAAAAAAAACACGTTCCCTTCTTTGTGGAACACCCATTTTGCTTCCATCTAATAACCAATGTTGCACATAATATCCAGCTAAATCAAGTTCCCTATAAATATCTCTTACATAGCTTTTAGCACCGCCAAGCATAAGCCCTTTTACGTTTTCAGCTATTACTACTTTTGGTTGTAGTTTTTTTGCAAGGTCAATAAAGTCAAAAAACAATGTATC